CAGTACCGCATCTCCCAGGACAAAGTCGTTGATATCGCCCGAACCCTGCCCCAGGTGGGAGACGAACACGATGAAATACTCACAGCGCTGAAAGACGAGGTCAAGGCAACAGATGATATCGTTGAAGCAACCGAGGTCCAGGTGGAGAGCGCAGAACGTCGGGTGACCGCAGAATCTCAGATTGCGGACGAGATCAACCGGCAGCTGGAGGGGCGGGTCCGGATAAACAGTCTGACCGGGGATCAGTTGAGCCTTGCGGACCAGCTCAGGGCGATCGACGAACTGATTGCGGCCGGCGTATTCACCGAGGAGCAAGGGCTTGAGAGAAAGATCGACCTCCGCGAGGAAGAGATTGAGCGGATGCAGGAAGCCTCCGGGTACGAGAACCTCGCGGAGGGACAGCGCCGAGCCGCTCTGGAACAACTTGGCGAGCGGGTACAGCTCCAGCAAACGGCCATCGATCGCTATCGCGAGCGCCTGGGCGTCATCAATGAAATCAATGATCGAGAAGAAGAGGGAACGGATCGGCAGGAAGAGTCGCTGGAAGACACAAAGGACGATATCGATGAAATAAAAGAAGTGTCCGAAAACTGGTACGACTCGATGATTCGTAACGCGGAAACGTGGGATAACGTCATGCAGGATGCGGTAAACGCGCTGCTTCGCGGATACGGCCAGGCGTTTGAGGTGATCGGTGCCGGGTTTGCAGAAGGCGAGCTCGCAATGGAAGATCTCAAGGAAGCCGCAAAAGGTGTTGCCGTATCGATCCTCCGCGCCCTGGGGCAGGAGTATGCAATCCGAGCCGCAGTTGCACTGATACCGGGGCTGACGTTCAACCCGGCCGCTGCATCGGGATTCGCCGCGGCATCAGCAGCAGCCTATACCGCCGCCGGCGTTGTCTCGGCGTTCGGCGAGGGCGGATCGTTCTACGCGGACCAGCCCCAGCTCATCATGGTCGGCGACAAACCGGAAATGGTGAACATTGAACCGGTCCAGCATGCAGTCCCTCCAGGCACCGGCGGAGGACAGAGTATCGTCATCACTGGTGATGTATATGGATACGAGGATTTTGCGCAGAAGGTTGAGCAGGCGACAGGCCGCGCCCAGCGCCTCGGGAGGGTCGGCCGGTGAGCACCTGGCAATTCCTGGTTAACTACGGATCCGGGGAGATCGACCTCGCGGACTACTCCGGACGATCTCTTGTCCCGAGAGAATCAATCGACCTGGATAGGCAAACCCACAATGGCGGGAAAAGCGTCATAAGCACGCTCTCGTTTGAACTCAGCGATCCACCGGCGGCCCTGGTGTCTGACCTGTACCAGGTTCCGACATATCAACTGGTCCCGATCACGGTTCTCCGGGACAGCGCCTATTACTTCACCGGGTATTTGCGGCCGGTGGACTCATATGAAGCCGGGGCATCCGACTCCGGAACTGTTGAACGGCGCATATCGATAGAAGCGGTGGATGTGCTCTGGAAGCTGCAGCGCACGTTGACCGAGTCGTATGTGATGAATGCCACATCGGTCGATACCATCGTCCGGGACCTCCTTGCGGAGGCTGGTTTCACCTCAGACGATCTTGACTTCTACACAACGCTGAGCCAGGTCCTTCTGGTTATCTACGAGAAACCGAACGATAGAGAAATCAGGGAGATCCTGGACGATCTTCTGTACGAATACCACCATTGCCTGCGAGCGACGGCGGACGGGAAGATAGAGCTATTCGACTGGCTGGACGACGGCTCCACGGCCGTGGGCTCGTTCAATGAGTCGATCGACAAGATATCAGCGGAGAAGACGGACGAAGACTACGGGTATGTCACCGTTGAGTACCTCTATTATGGATCTCTGGACGTACAGAATCGCGCAATATCAGCGCAGAGAGCGCGGCCGAGCGGATTCAGCAACTGGACAACCTCCGCAAACCCGAGCGCGACGGTCCGCCTGGACAGCAACCTCGATGAAGGCGTCAAGGTTGTCGGCATCGAGGACGCCACGCTGTACATCCGCCCCTGGTGGAACAGCGCGAACTTTTACGCGTTTGACAAGGTGACCGGGTTCGGGGAAACGCTCGATGTTATCCCTGTTGACGGCCGCCGCTGGACTGCGTGGTACCGTAATCCTCCAAATCAATTCTATGGTCTTATCGAGTTTGCTGCGACGTTTAATCAGGACCGCGGCACCATTGAAATTCAGGCGTGGCGAAGTGCGTACTATCACAACCCAGACGGCTCTATCCTGGCGAACTGGACGACCACCATCGCCTTTGTCGATGTCTTCGTCTACGCAAAGATCTACTATCAGCGGGTTGCAGGAGAGGGGCAGGCGAAGACATCATCCGCCGGCGTTCTCAATGCCAGGACGGAACGATACGAGGGGAAGCACGTATACTCCCTGGAGGACGCCCAGGCCCTCGCGGCGGCAATCCTGCAGCTGCGCCAGTACGGATCCCGTCAGTGGCGGGTCAGATCGCACAACTATGTGAAAGAGGGCTCCATCGTAAACGTGGTTGCCGGACCGATGGACCTTACCGTACGCGGCCGGATCCTGCGTCTGGAAGAGTCGCAGCGCAACACCACCACTGACGGCCTGGCAGAGTATTCATACATCATCGAGAGCCTGGAAACGTCGGAATCGATAGACAACTCATATCCAGAATCAGAGCCGAACATCCCGGTTCTACCGATCGACGCCGACGCGATCCCGCGGTATGAGGACCTGATCAACGGAATCGATGAGGTTGGACAGATAACCGAACTTCCCGCGCCGGCGCTGGCCGTGTCCTCCACGACGCGCAAGGCATCACTTGCGGTGGGGATTGTATCCTCGCTGGTATCTGGGAGCTTTGCCTGTGAGTTTCAGATCAGTGACAACGACACGGACTGGTTTTCTCTGGGCCCCGGCGGCAACAATGCTGATGCGTGGAAAGATCAGGCGGACGAGGTAACCAGGGTAAACGGCACGTCGTACACACACGATCAACTTCCGTTGAACGGGGACGCGGGAAACCCGCTGCAGACGACGTATTACTACCGGGCGCGGGTTGTGTCCGGGGCGGTTGTCTCTGAGTGGTCAGACTCACAGAGCGTGGTTGTCTCTCCTGTCCTGGAGGGCGATCTCGGTGCCGACTCGGTAACCGCCCAGAAGATCGCAGCCGACTCGGTAACCGCTGAGAAAATCAACGTAACCGACCTGCAGGCCATCGGCGCAACCATTGCAGGCTGGCAGATTCTCGCATCCATGCTGGCCTCGGACGATGACACCGTCCGGATCCGGCGTGACAAAAAACGGTTTGAAATACTGGACACGCTCGGAAATGTGAAAGCCGCGTTCGGGTTCCTGGATGGGATCGATGGCCTGGGAGTAAATGACTATGGCCTCTGGATCGCCTCCGGAAACGTGATCCGCATAGAGGGCGGGGGATCGTTTGACGCGGGAGACTACAACATCCAGGAGGACGGCGCGTTTGTTGTCCTGGACACAAACGGCGATGAGATCGTGCGTCTTGGGTCCCTTGGCTTCGGAAACGTTGGGGCTAAGATCGGCGACCCGCTGAACGGGCAGGGGCTGTCATACGAGACATCCACCGGCACCCTGACGGTTGCCGGGAAGATCATCGTCAAAGACATCGTTATCGATGAGGAAGACGGAATCAGCGGACTCTCCGCCGACCGCCAGCGGCGCCTGGAGATCAGCAGCGAGAAGATTGACTTCTATGAAATCCAGGACGGCACAGAACTGCAGACCGCATCAATCTCAGACCGTACAGACTCACGGCCGGTCCGGTTCACCAAACACATCCGAGTGGGCGGCGAAGCGGTAACCCTGCCGGCTGGAACGGTGGCGTATTACTCCTGCGATGGCGGCGTGCCAATCGGCGCCAGGGAAGGCGGGACCATAGAACTGACAGACGACGGAATGCAGATCGACAACTACACAACCAGTCGATCGCGGATAGCAAATCACTCAATTGTCATGGGGGGATAGAATGGCAGTACGAACGATAGATGACCGGTTTATCAACTGGTCCGAAACTGGCGAGGCGATCACCGACGAGGTCCACACGCCAGATGCGAGCGAATACAACCTGCGTCACGACGCCTGGTCGGCTCTTACGATCTACACCGGCGCCGGCGAGACCGGCACGCAGCTGGTGCTGGATACCGACTACCAGGTTGATACAGCCCGGACGCTCACAAACGCCTTCGGCGACACGATCAGCGTCAACACGGCCGTGCAGATCATCAACGCAACGTACCAGGACACGGCGCTGTATCACAATTACACCGCACACGCTGATTTTCAGAAGGCCATCAATATGGTTCTGACCCGGGCGGGGGCCCCTGAACACTACAGCCGGCGCGGCCGCTGGAAGATCAAGGGCAACGACACGGCCACCAATCGCGTCACAATCGTGAGCCCGGAGCAGGTAGAGGTGGAGATCAACGGCTGGGGGTACTGGCTGCCGACTCAGGTTGAATTCCGCGTGGATCAGGTCGCGAACTGGGACACCGACACCCCTACGGATTACACGATCGCCAGCAACCGCGCCGGGAAAGACTTCTACATCTATGCGGTTGAGCCGGAGAGCGGGTATGTACCGAGCTTCATCTTGTCGGCAAACGCGACATTCCCGAGTGGATACACTGCCGACACGTCGCGGAAAGTGGCGGGATTCCATGCGCTGTGCGCGGATATCCTCACGAACACGTACGCTTACTATAACGAAGGGAAGGACGCTGACTACCTCAGTGAGGCTTTGGTGACATCAACCATAGCAACTGGTGATACCAGCCACTGGCTTTCTGGGTACGAAGAGGGGGATATCCTTCACTTTTCTGTTTGGGACCTACTTCATAAGCCAAACTCCTCTGCAGACGTCGAGGGGCGGACCTTTGATCCCGGCAAGAACCGGTGGGTTATGATTTATCTCCCGAGCTGGGACGCTGGGGCTGAAAAGCTGGTAAGTACGAATGGAGGTACTATAGCAGACGGGAGCAGCTCACCAGCGTTTCATCAGTATCGGTTTGCACAGGTCCTGGGACGACAAGGTGAGATGAACCCGAACCAGGAAGAGTTTGTTTCCCTTTCTCTTGGATCTCCCCAGGGGGTCAACATTTCAGGCTCCGCCGATCCCATTACTACGGGAGGCCATACCGCGACAGATGGCAAGCGAATTGTATCAAACATTGGTGTTGAGGATGCCACGGGGGTCCTGTGGCAATGGGGGCGCGAATCTGGGCAGGGAGGATCGTCCTCGTGGGCGAACGCGTACGACGGCAACGACAAGAACGTTGCGGGTCAGCACTATCTTGCACCTAATCGCCCTCAGTTTGGCAGCGATTGGAGCGGCGGTGCGGAATGCGGTTCGCGCGGTGCGCTTTGGAATAGTGCCGCGCTGGTTCTGGACGGTAACGTCGGCGCGCGGGGCGTCGCGGAGCCGTACGGAGGCCGCGCTTGACGCGGCCCTCGCACGACGGGGCATTGATTATGGTTTTGAAGGTTGGTACAGCAAATCGCCCTCAATTTGGCAGCAATTGGAGCAACAGTGCGAAATGCGGTTCACGCAGTGCGAATTGGAATAATACCGCGCTGAATCTGAACAGTAACATCGGCACGCAGGGCGTCACGGAGACGAAGGGGCTTACCCCACGGCTGGCTGTATCGACCTGGCTGCATCGCAGCCGAATACACTACGGGGGCTCTCCTGGGTTAGTAGGGCAACCGGACGCCCAGGAGAGCATTTTTACATGAGACGACACGGCAACCTGTGGCCAGCTGTTATTCATCCCGAGACGATCGAGCTGGCATACTACCGTGCCCGGAGAGGGAAAACATGGCAACAGACCGTCCAACGAGTGGAACACCGGAAAGATGAAATGCTCGAGGGCGTGCGCCGATCGCTGGAGGACCGTACCTTCACGACATCGGAATACCGTATCAAGAAGGTGTACGAGCCGAAGGAGCGGACGATCTACGTCCTCCCCTTTGCCCCGGACCGAATAGTTCAGCATGCGGTGATGGCGGTGGTTGCTCCAATCTGGGACCGCATGTTCGACGACGCATCGCACGCATGTCGCCCCGGCCGTGGTCAACATTCAGCATCCCGGAAAACGATGGAGTACGTCCGCCGTTACCGCTATGCACTCCAGGGGGATATCCAGAAGTTCTACCCATCGATCCACCACGATACGATGGTAGAGATCATCAAACGCAAGATTAAAGACCCTGGTGTCCTGTGGTTGCTGGAGGACATTATTAGGTCCTTTCCGGGCACCCGGAACGTACCTATCGGCAACCTTACCAGTCAATGGCTGGGTAATCTGTACATGAACGAGTTTGACCGGTTCGTGCGCTCTCAGCTACGTCCGGGCGGGTACATCCGATACAACAATGATTTTCTCATGTTCGGGGATGATGAGGCGGAATTGCGGCGGTTCCAGGAGCTTGCGCGATCATTCCTGGAGGACCATCTCCGGCTGACGATGAGCAAGGATCGCATTTACCCGGTTTCCGCGGGGGTCGACTTTGTCGGGTACCGGCACTTTCCGGGGTACGTGTTGATTCGTAAAAGCACGACCAGGCGCGTACGGCAACGGATCCGACATCTACGCTACGAGCTCGCCACCAAACAGATCGAACCGGATCGCGCACGCTCGGTTGTGGCGTCCACACTGGGATGGATGCGCTGGGCGAATGCGCACAATCTTCGCCAGTCGCTCAAGCTTGATCAGCTCCAGGGGGCGATCGTTGCAACGCTTTAGCGAATTCGCCCAGGAAGACCGGCCTCTGGACGGCGAGAAACGCCGTATCGATGAGCTGCTCAATATAGAGCTGGTCGTCACCGGTGAGCGGATCCGGGAGAGCAAGTACAAGGAGGAGGGGCGCCGGCGGTATATGACGCTCCAGGTGGAGATCGAAGGAAAGCGCTATGTGGCGTTTACCGGATCGGAAGTGCTCATCAATCAGATAGAGAAATACCGGGATCACATCCCGTTTGCGGCAACGATCAAAAAGGTCGACCGCTACTACACATTCAGCTGAGGAGAGGAACATGAAGGGATATCCGAAACACATTAACACCAGGCAGGACGTGGAAAACGCAATGGCGATTGATCCAGACCGCACCCGCGCATATCTGCAGCGAGCGATTGACGGGAGAGAGGGCTGGGTTATCACCGGGCACCTGGACGCGGAGGCGGACGGCGTCACCGACGACACGCATCGCGTGAAAGACCAGGGAGACGCGGAAGAAGGTACACACGACTGGTACCAGGAAGAATGGAAACCGCTCCCGGGGAATACGCTTGATCGTCTCGGCATCTCTGTTGCCGAGGCGCAGGCGATGATTGAGGAGTAGCACATGACTGCAGCGGCGGTATACGGCGACATCGGGCTGATCGGGACACCGAACGATCAGCTCACCACACCGGTGACGGGGATCACTGACATCCAGGCGACAGATGCGCCGGCGCTGTATGCGCGGGAAATCACGGCGGTCGCCACCCGTACGCTGGACATCACCATACTGCCGGGACAGTCGCTGTCAGTCACCGTTGATCCATCCGGTGTGTTCGGGGGCCTCAACGCGGATGTCAAAGCCAGGGTGAACGGTGGCGATTATGCGACCGGCGCCGCCCAGACGGTCGATCTTGCTCCCGGCGTTTATGATCTTGACATCGGGATATCCGCTACGGTCCGGGGCGGGTGTGTGATGGTCCCTCTTGTTGACTACACCATAGAAGCGGATCCGGCCAACGACCTCCAGGACGAGTCCGGGAACGACAATCACGCGACAATCGCGAGCCTCCGGCGGAAAGCTGGCGTCACGCAACGGGCGATCGCGTTTGAAGGTGAGCCCGATCACATAGAGATCCCGGACCTGGGATGGACAGGCACGGCATCCCGGGGCCTCTCCCTGTGGCTTAAAGACGCTGGGGACGGCCCCCTCTGTCAGCTATCGCCAAACGCATCGATTGAGATTGACGCGGGGACGGTCAAGATCAAGTACCTGGGGAGCGATACAGCCCTCCACACCGGCAGCGTTAACGATACGGACTGGCACCATCTCCTGATCTGGATCGACTCCGGCGGGACGATCAGTACCTGGCTGGACACGGACGCCGCGGAGGATGTGACGCTGTCTGTCGATCATGGCGCGGCCTGGGAAATGGAGTTTGGCCGCAGCGGATCCAGGTACTGGACGGGAACGATTGATGAGATCGTGCTCCTGGAAACCGAGCCGACCGCGATTGAAATTGCGCGGATGAAGGGCTCACAAAACCCGCTGGACGGATCATTGTACGCTGAGCGTCTCCATGGTCAGCCGGTGTATCCCGTTGTCATTGACAGCAGCTATCCACCAAACCCCGTCCGGGGCCAGACAGTTATCACATGGAACGGATCGGCGGCGCAGCTGGAGACGTTTATCGATGGAGCATGGAGGACGCTATGACCTATCACTGGATCGGGAAAGAAGACGGGCGCAGCGGCCTTGAGTGGAAGATCGCGACAGACGGGATCCACACCAGAGTGTACATACCCGGTACCGATCACGCCGATGACGTACGCCATCACGCCAGGATCCGTCTCCGGCGGGTTGCTCCCGGTGTATGGGTCACTGCGGCGGATATGGAGCTCGCCGCGGAGGTTTACCTCACCGTCCGGGAGACAGGGTGTACCACGGCGACAATCGCGGGGCACTCCTGGGGCGCGGCGGTGGCGGCTCTGGTTGTATGGTTGCTTCTCCGCGCCGGCGTGGAGGCGCATGGGTTCCTCTACGCTCCCAAACGCGCAGGCAACAAACGATTCGTCCTGGAGGTTCGTGACTACGTCGTTGCGTATCGCCATCGCGGGGACCTTATGACGCTGTTACCTCCATGGCTCGCGGCGTTTGAATGTCGACCGATCGGCCGCGTTACATGGCCCTGGGACGCACACCAGCCGTACCAGTATTACAAACAGATGGTTGACGATGGAGTTCGCGATGCAGATTAACCGTTTACATCTGACCCCGAACGAATATTCCCGGCCCCAGCGCAAGCTGCATACAGTGAAGGCGATCGTTATTCACTGGGTTGCAAATCCCAGCACAACCGCCAGGGCAAACAGAGACTTCTTTGAGATCCGGGCGGACGGCGGGAAGGGGTACGGATCCGCTCACTACATCATTGACGACCGGGAAGTGATTGAAGCGATCCCCCAGGACGAAATGGCATATCACGTCGGGGCCGATACCTACACGCCCTTTGCGCTGGAGTTCCTCGGGGAGTACCCGAATGCAACGACGATCGGCGTGGAGCTCTGCCATCCCGACTGGACCGGGAAGTTCAGCGAAACAACATGGCAGCGCGGCGTGCGGTTTGTCGCAGATCTGTTGCTGGCGCATGCACTGAGACCGCACCACATTACCACGCACCACAACATCACCGGTAAAGAGTGTCCGCGGTGGTTTGTTCAACATCCGGCCGAGCTGGACCGGTTCCGGTGGGACGTCGATTTACACATGAGGCACGGCGCATGAAGGAGGGAAGATGCAGACGAAATTCATCATTGCGATATGCGCGGCGGTCAGCGTTCTTCTTGTGGGTGCTGGCGTTGCTATTGGCTGGAGCCTATGGGGTACAGTCTCAGGAGCAACCGAGTACGCCGACTCAGACGCAGACGAGCGACTGGGTGATGCTCGAGAGGACGCGGTGGGACGCACTGACGACGCTATCGCTGACCTTGGAGACGCGGTTGATGCGGCGAGTCGATCAGGTGACGAGATTACAGACATTACTGAAATCATCGCGGGAGAATATCGAGAGCTTGGAAACGTCAGTGACGCGGTTGCAGACGGAGTTAGAGGAGACGCGGAGATCGCGGGACGGATTGCGGATATCGTTGGAGACGGAGCGCACCGCCTGGACGATCGAGCGGGAGGAGATAATAGCGCAGCGGGACACCGCGAGGACGCAGCGGGACCAGGAGGCGGCGAGGGCGGGGAAACTCGAAATCTCGAACCGCCGTAACCGGACGGCTTGGATGGTAGGTATACCAGTAGCAACGGCGGCGGGGATAGTCGCGGGGGTGATGTATGAGCGGCGATGAGATGAGACGCGCAGAGGATGCGGCACGCCTGGGGATGGACCCGCTAATGGAGAAGTCTTTCTGGGTGCTCCTCCTGGATATTCCGAAACGCAGCGCAGCACTGATCACGAAGGCGCTCGGCAAGGAGATGGCGCTGCGCATCGTCGGGGCGTGGATCGCAACGGACCTGATGCGTGAAAAGCTGATCGCTGACTATGTGTGGCTCGTTGCTTTACTGGTTTTGATATTTGGCAAGCAAGCGCTGGACGTAATAAAGGATGTGAGGAAATAGAAAATGCCGGAATGGATGTGGATCATAATATCAATTGCTGGACTGCTGGCGACGGTTGTCGTGCTCTGGTCAATCATCACGCGGGGAATCACCGCGAAACACGGGCGGACATCGATTGTGATCGCGGGGCGCCCGACCGATCCGAATAACCCGCTCAACCGCGCGCTGGAGTACGTGCAGAGATCGACCCCAGAGATTCAGCACATCTTATTCCGGCAGTATCTTCGGCTACTGAAGCAAGCCGGCGCCGACCCAGATTATCTTGCGGACTACGACGATGCGCGATTTGTCCGGGTTCTCATTCGTTACCTGGTAAACGGCGGGAACGGATCCCGGTCGATTCAGAAGATCGTAGAGGAAGAACTGATCAATGGAGAGTGGAGGCGCCAGTCGGACAACCTGGTTGAAGACGTGCACGACGAGGTGTGGCCGCCGATCGTCAGGGCAACCAAAGATCTAATCAACCAGGAGTACGACACCGAGGTGCTCGAGTTCGATGGCACCAGGCGCCGGCGGATGGTCAGCAACACAGATCTCGTCGACGGGTTGTTTTCGGACGACGTGCGCGACAAGGTCATAACGGAGATTGTCGCCATGCTTGCGTTCAGCCGACGATGCATCGCTCACAATGGGTGCGAGTGATCAGCTACACAGACTGATTAACCTCGGTGATGATGGATTGAACCGCCGCAATCCGCGTGAGATCATCAGCCTGGTAGTAGTTCAGTGTCATATCGTTGCTCTGGTGTCCGATCATCGCCTGTACGGTGATCGTCGGGACGCCAGCCTCCACTAAC